CGCCTTTACCTTCTATATAGTAGCCCTTCAACCAAACCAACCAGACATATTTTGTCAGCCCCTATTATTCGCATGTATAACGTGCGGAAATTCTTTAGTTAGACTTGCGGTTATGTCTTTATATTTCTGGCGGTTGTGGTGGTGGTGTTTCATCAATGAGGTATTAACGTGAAAAACAAATAAAAACAAGTAGTTACCCCCACGCAAGGGACACTAGGGGGTACCCGGTATACTGTATGCAACCACGCACAATTTTGTCTACTTTTTAGGCACCCTACCAGAAATTTTTGGGCATACTTTAAGTAACAACCAGAGGGCTACCCGGGCCTACCCCCTTACAGAACATTCCCCATACAAAACCTGTGCATACTTTAAGTAGACTAACAGTATACCTGCAGTTAACATACAGGGTAGTTTACCTTAACGGGAGTACCCTCAGTATACACCGTATTTCAGACTTGTCAAGTAAAAAATGAAAAAACTACAAAATAAACCAAAATAAACCACTTTTTCCTTGACAGATCTTCCATACGGTGTATAATGGTAGGTACATGTAATACAAGTACACTCACACCCTCACAAGAATATAAAATACACATAAAAGGGGGCTACGGTTTGTATTACATCATTTTAAGTTTTTGGGGGGTAGCAATCAATGTACTATCTCCGGAGGGGGCATCTAAGCCCCATATCCCCCAAGACAAATATAATTTAACTATATGAAAAGGATAAACACCCCATGTGGAAATCACCGAGAATACTAGAAGTAGCCGTAGGTCTGGAAATCAATTGTTATGCCTGTGCGGAAATCTAAGAGATGGCCAAGGATAAATATGAAAAAAAGTTTGGGGCAGTAGCAGGGGGCATAAATGCTCTTGGAAATAGAAAACTAAGTGAATTTGGTAAAGTACACGGTGATGTATTTACAATACGAGGGCCAGAGGTTATAAAAGGATCGGGTATTCGTGCAGCTGATATTGGTATAGCTGCTGCTATGACTGCTGGAGTTCTTTGGTATAAAATGGGTGCTAAAGGTAAGAAAGTAAAAATTCCAACTGTATCTGTACCTACACAATTACAAGGAAAAAGAGTACCTACACAATTAAGAGGAAAAGCATCAGGTGCCCCTATTAAAAAATATGCCCGTGGTGGCGGGATAAGAAGGGCGAAGACCTATGGCTGAGATTACAGTAGGAATTAGCAATAAAACAAAACAAGCTATGCAAGATTCTGGATTAGATACTAAAACTGGAAGACCTGTTGTAGACAAGGAAAAAAAACCTCCTAGTGTTGTTCAAAAACTTAACAAAGCTAACGCTACACAAAACAACTTCACTGCCAACGACATAGATGCTATGACACCGGAACAACTTATGAAGTATTTAGATCTCCCAGATAAACAAGCCCGTGGTGGTAAAGTACACACGAAAACTTATGCCCGTGGTGGCGGGATAAGAAAAGCAAGGACCTATGGTTAGTAAACCCATAACAAGAGATCCGTACACGGAATACAACCCGTTTATACGGCTAGGATTAGATTTAGATAATCCAACACAAAATTTCCCCCTTAGAAGTACCAATAAAAAAGACAAGTTAAACAAATCAAAAAGAACTAAACCAGAAAGCTGGGACTACTAGTGCAACACACCGGAATACTAGCACAAGATAAAAAAAAGGAAGTTACCGAGAAACAAAAGAAGTTCCTCAACTGTCTCTTCGTAAACAAAGGCGACATAACCTTAGCCTGTGAGGAAGCCGGTTATTCCCCTTCTTCTAGAACTTGGCTTGTTAAAAGCCTTGCAGATGAAATCATAGATATATCCAAGAGAGAACTAGCCGTTAATTCAGCTACAGCCGTGTCTCGTGTTGTAGAATCCATGAACGATGACGGGTTAAATCCCCGACAGGAGTTAAGACTAAAGGCAGCACAGACTCTCCTAGATAGAGTTGGTCTTGGCAAGATAGAAAAACAAGAACATGATGTACGGGCCTTACACGGCATCGTACTCATGCCAAGCAAATCAGCAATGCCAGTAGTGGTGGATAACAGTGAGGATTAGGAATGTACAAATGGTGGTTAGCTATTTTAGTGGTGGCTTGTATGTGCTTTTGGCAAGGAAAATCTTGGGCACAAACAAATACGGTGACATCTACCAGTAGCACCGTTTCAGGTACTAATACGGTTGACAGAACGGTTGGCACAGCAAATGCCCCATCGTTTGGCAATAATAACCAAGATGTATGTAGTTACGCAGCAAGTGCAGCGATACAAACTCAGATACTAGGAGTAGCGGGTGGTACATCTATAAGAGACATGAATTGTGAAAGACTTAAACTTAGCCGTGCCTTGTACAGAATGGGAATGAAAGTAGGAGCAGTGGCTATGCTCTGTCAGGATGCAAGGGTGTGGCAAGCGATGACAATGGCCGGGACCCCGTGCCCATTCAAAGGAAAAATAGGCATAGATGCTGCAAAAGCATGGGCGGAGAATCCAGAAATGAGACCGGATTATGATAAATGGGTTAAAGAAAATGTTACAGATGCAGATTGGTTACCTACAGAAGAAGAGGCTGTTGGTCTTAGTATTGGTGGCAGTTTGCTTTTGTTACTTCTTTTATTATAATAACTTAGCACATGCGGAACTACTAAAAGAAGGCGAAACAGTAGTTGAAGAAATAGAAACAGAACACTTAGGTGATGGACACATTGATACAGTTACTCAGACGACTACGATTATTGAAAACAAAACAACCGGAGACATCCTCCATGCCGATCAAGGTCTTGTGGGCAATACCAAACATGGAGACATGGATTATGACTGGGGAGGATTGGGACCGGCAAGTATGCACAGCACCTGCCCCTCCAGCGAAATTGGATCTGGTAAGTGTGCTGAGATTACGGGGAATACTCTAACTACCTTTGATCAGTATGTAAATATAAGTGATTTTTATATCACAGATGGTGGTGCACTAGATTGGGAATTATCTATGCACTTTTACGATACGGAAGACAGTGCGTATTTTCAAACTAAAGGGTACGCAAATGATGTCCTACAATGGGACACTGGAGAAATAAACCTCCAGAATAACAATAATGCTACTACATACACAGGCTCCTATGATTTTGACAACAGTCTTGATAAAGTATTTGTACGAATTGGTGGAGTAGATAATACAAACCTTGCTAGAGGTCCATTATTTGATGATGTTTCATATATAATAAACTATAACATCATAACAACCTCTGTACAGACATGGATAGAAATAGTCCAGCCCATGCAAATGGAAGAGTCTATACAGTTAGAACTAATGGAAACATACGAAAGTGCCACGATAGAAGAACAACAAGAAATGGAAATAGAGATGCAAGACATGGATATGGTCGTGCATTTTGAATTAGAACCAACTTCTTCTATGAATAACATGAGTGATATACAGGGTATGCCTGAAACTTTAAGTATTGGTGTCGTTGAGGGTTTGTTTCAGGATATGGATATGGGGGAAATATCCATGCAAGAAGTGATGGTAGAAGTAGAGGCTATGGTAGAGGAAATCCAAAATATAGGTATGAATGTAGAAACCGTAGCAATAAAAATGCCAGAACAAGAGATGCAAGTTGTTATAGACAATGTGGAACCAACGAATGAACCGATAGAAGAATCTAAAATAGAAGCACCTGAACCCCAACCAATAGAAGAAGTTAAGGAGATTGTAGAGGTTGCTGATAATAAGATGGAAACAACTCCAGAAGTTAAAGAAGAAGTTGATGCAAAAGAAGAAACAACTACTGGCGATACAATGGAAGTTAAAGAAGTTGCTAAAGAACAGAAAGAACCTCAAAAAGAAGAAGAAGTAGCCGAAGAAGAAAAACCTCAAGAGAAAGTTGTAGCTAAGGAAACCAATGAGGAAAAACCAAAAGAAACGGTGGAGGAAAAGCCAACTAAAGAGCAGGAACAGAAACAGAAAAAAGCAAAACAAATTATAGCAGGGCTACCTAACAGTTATGATCCTGTATCACAAATTACAACTCTTGCTCTTGTTAATGCTCTCGGTCCAGATATATCTACATATCAAAATATAGCTACAGTTGTACAACCAACATGGTATGTTGCAGAGGATATTTATACAGACGTTATTTTACCAGACCCTCTAGGAAACTACATTAGTGTACGATCAAATCTACAAATAGAAAAAATGATTGGACAACAGTATGAGTAGTGAGGTAGAATATAAAGGAATTAAAGTTAAGGGTAGTAAATTACTACTAATTTTACCTTTACTTGCTGCACTTGGAGGAGGCCTATGGGCTGGCTTTGAAGGGTATGCACGTTGGGTAGCAATGGAGGAAAAGATAAATGGCTACGTGGCTCCTAATCTTACTGGCTTTACTGTAAAACTTGATGTACTAGAAGAAAGATTAACTAGTGTAGAGACTAATACAAATACAGAAATAGTTGCATTAAAGACAAATGTAGATACAGACATGCGTTCTGTAAAAGAACTTGTAGGTGCTGCACAAGATGATGCAAGAACAATCCGTACAGATCTAAGAAAAAGCATTAACGAGGTACAGGACCAAGTTGCTGGTGTAGACAGCCGAGCAAGAGGTTTAGATCAAGAGGTTCGTAGTATACTAAGACAAGTAGAATCTGATATGAGAACTTTAATTGATCATGCATCCGATAGATTTGATGGTAAAAGAACGGCTATTGAATCAGATGCAGTACGCAGAGCAGAAGCAATTGATAATAAACTTAAAAGTTTGGAAGAGAGATTAAGGATGATGTTACAAAGAGCTCTAGATAATCCTTTGTCTGGCCAATAATGGCAGACGAAGATAAAAAGAATTGCAACTGTGAAAATTGTGATTGTGAAAACTGTACATGCTCAGAGGAAAATCCCTGTGCATGTATGACTGATAAACAAGGAGAAGATAATAATGGTTGAACTAATGAATAGATTTAAGGAGCCTTCATCATATGCAGCACTCAGTGGTGTGTTTGCTATGTTAGGTATAATGGTACCAAATGATTTATGGCAAAGCGTAGTTATGGTTTGTTGTGGTGTAGCGGGTGCTGTTGGTTTCTTTATACGTGAAAAGAAAGATTAAATTATGAGATTACTTGCATTAAGGGCACAATATCTAGCTAATATAGGTGTAGCGAAAGCTAACCTTGATGTGTTATTACATTCTGCTGTAGGTATTGGAGAACATTCTGATGTTACAGCAGAGATGGATAAGTGGATAGGGGCTATTGCAGAGAATACCGATAAGATAGAAGCAATTGATGAACTGTATGATTCTCCAGAAGAAGAACCAACAAAACAGGGAGATTTATTTCGTGAAACTAGGCGATGGTAAAATCCGAAGAAAGACCAGCACCATACCTTTTGGTTATGTACTAGACACACAAGATGAAAAACACCTGTCTCCTATACCAGAAGAACTACAAGCACTGGATCAGGCATTGACATACGCCAAGTCTTGCGGGTGGCGAAAAGCAAGCCAGTGGTTATTGGCAAAAACAGATAGATATATATCTGATGAAGGTTTAAAGAAACGCAGTAAGTTAGGAACACACTTAGATGGCAGAGAAAGCCAAACTGGATAAGAAGGCGATACGCAAGTCCGTATCAACAAAACTATCCAACCTTAAAGCAAAGGTAAAAAAAGACTCAAAACGTGCTGTAAATGCACGGTACAGGGCGAATAAACTACAAGAAAGCCTTGGTAAGATAGATGCAGCTCTCTCAGGACACGGAAAAGAGCCTATATCTGAAGAAGAACTACTAGCTTTACCAGAAAAAGTACGAAACCACGTTGCCGAGAACGAAGTTGTCTTTAAAGCTAACGATGGACCACAGGCAGAGTTCTTAGAAAGTCCAGAAAGAGACGTACTGTATGGCGGAGCAGCAGGAGGAGGCAAATCATACGCACTTCTCGCTGATGTTTTAAGAGATGTAGGTAATCCTAATCACAGAGGCCTACTACTAAGACGTACTCTACCAGAATTGACCGAACTTATAGACAAAAGTAGGCAATTGTACATAAAAGCGGTGCCGGGAGCAGTATTTAAACAGGCAAAGTCTACATGGGAGTTCCCATCTGGGGCTAAAATATGGTTTTCCTACGTAGATGACGACAGAGACGTAACAAGATACCAAGGACAAGCGTTTAATTGGATAGGAATAGACGAAATAACACAATATCCTACTCCATACGTGTGGAATTACCTAAGATCTAGACTTAGAAGTACCGATCCACAACTTGGTTTATATATGCGATGCACAGCTAATCCGGGTGGTGTGGGAGGCTGGTGGGTAAGAAAGATGTACATAGACCCATCTCCACCGAATGC